GTTTACGCAGAACATGGTGATCCATACGACCTATACTTTGAAAAACGCGTGGCTGGCGGGCTACAAGTTATCGGATTTCAGCTATAAGGAAAGCGACTTGATGAGCGTGGATGCGACTTTCTACGTTGACGCTGTGGTGCGGAAAAATCTTAACGGCTTACGCACACGGGGGCTGCCACCCGATCTCTTATACCCCGACCGCTAGTTGGCTACGGGCATAATCGCGGGCATCGCTTTGGGTGGCTCCACAGGCATTTGGCTTTGCGCCGCCGCCCGCTGCGCCATCTCCACTCCCAGCCCTACGTGGGGGGAACGGTCGACGACGGGTATGGCATCAACGGGTGCCGTAAATTTTCGACTCATGTCGATGTGCGTGTTGAGATCATTCATGTTCTAAACGTAACATGATCGGCCCGCTGTTAAAGCGAGAAATTGAAGGTACATTCACCGTGGTCGCGAGTAAAAGCACCACGGAGGAACTGGTGTTCATTTGCCCGGAATGTGGAGACAAAACGGGCAATCGCGCTGTAAACATTAAAACCTCAAAAACCTTTTGCTGGCGCTGCAACAAGGGCAAAAATAACAAGGGGTACTTCATCGCGTGGGCGCGGGCACTGGGGTACGTGTTTGCAGCGGATGATGGCTTCAGCAGCACGCCTGTCGATCAACTGCTCTATCAGGAAGAAGCTAAATCCACACAGGTACCCGTACTTCAGGAAGTCGATCTGCCGAAAGGTTTCATCCCGATTGCTCGCACGCCCAAGAGCATTTACACCAAGCTCATCACCGACATGGCCCGGCGGAAGAATCTCGATTATCAGGACATGGTGGAGGCCGGGGTGGGCTACACGCCCGACGATCCCTACTGGGAGGCGTATGCCATCTTCCCGGTGCAGGAATACCGAATGACCTGCTACTACCAAGGTCGCACTTACATCGACGTGCCGGGGGAGACGACTAAGCAGTTCCCCAGCCGGAAGTACGTTAAATGGGGCGCGGGCTACTGGGTGTACAACATCGACGAAGTGCGCTTGAAGCAGCCGGAGATCGTCGTGGTCGTCGAGTCCATCCTGAATGTGCTCTCCCTGCGCCGTAAGCTCCGGGCGCTGGGCTGGGACAGCGTGGTGCCCGTTTGCGTCTTCAAGCACAGCATGAGTCAGGTACAGGCCATCAAGCTGCTGCGGTGCAAGGGGGTCAAAGAGCTTTGTTTACTATTTGACCACGATGCTATCGACGCGACGTGGCGTAACGTGGCGTATCTGGGCAATAAAGTTACAGTGACGGTGGCAGAAATGCCGATGAAAGACGGTAATCGCAAGCTTGATCCTAATGACGATGTAGAGGCGGCGGTCGATGCCATTGAGCAGAGAAAATTGTATACATCTTCAAGCGAGATCGGGCATCTGGTAATGACGGAAGCGCCCAGCCAAAAAGTTGATCTTACCGCCAGAACTTTGAAAGTCAGTTCTTAGAGGGCATGAGCGTTAAACTATTCGGTAATCGGTGTCTTGTTGAATTTCATCGCATGAAAACGGCAAGCAAAATTCTAATCCCTGATTCAGCACAAGAGCGCGACAGCCATCGGTTCGGCGTCGTGCGCTATATTGGCGACGGTGTGATCAAAGGCAAAGCGGAACCAAAGCCTGCCATTGTGAAGGAGGGCGACGTGGTGATGTTCCAGATCAACAACATCATGGAGGCCACCCAAAAGTTCGTGCTCGATGGCAAGACCTACATGAATCTGCTCCAAGATGAATTGATCGCTCGCGTCATCGGTGAGGATGTTAACGTCGAAAATTTGGAGATGCTGGGCGAATATGCGCTGCTCCAGCATTTCATGCGGGATCAGCCCGGCAGCAGGCTGCTCCTGCCGGACAGCGCGCAGATGCGCACGTCCAGCCCGGACTTCATCTACTTCCGGTGCCTGAAAAAAGGTTCCCTTGTCGACAAAGCGGTTAACGAGGGAGACGAAGTGGTCGTCAACTTCGGGCGTTTGACCCCTATGTTCATCGTGCGGCGCAACGAGGACGGCACTAGCACGAATTTGGAATACGTGTACACGCGCAACGACTGGATCGACGGCGTGGTGGTCAATCCGGCAGCAGCGGGACAGTAGAGATGTCGATGGCCTGCTCTTGGGCTGCCACTACCTCTGCTTCGTTAAAAGCGCTTCGCATCTTGGGTATCTGCTCGCAGGCGAGCGCAATCGTGCCCAGCACTTGTTTTAGGACATGCTGGGCGGGATTGGGCAGGTCTGTGGGCAGGGGAACGAAGATCGGCTTGCGGGTGCCTACGCTGTCGGCGGTGCTGAGCATTACCTGAATCAGTAGATCGCTGCCCATGATCTCCTTGGCGGTAACCACCTTGGCCCCCACCCCATAGCGTGCTTGACCATCAGCGGTTTTGCCGATGGATTCTTGCTTGTACTCATAGCCGGGGTAGGAAGTCACGTAGGCGATATTTTCCGACGACGTGAGTTTTACGTCGATCCAGCAACCGCTCTTTTCGTAGGAGAAGGTGGTGCTGCTTGCGTCCGTGTTGGAGTGGAAACCACGCTGCTTGAGGAACTGATCCACCGCCATCAGGCCAAGGCGGTACAGGTAGTGTCGCTGGCCACTGGTCAGCTTCGCGGGGGCGCCTTTCTTCTCGACGGCTGTCCCTTTGGCGTCCACGAGCCAGACGCGTTTTATTTTCGCAGGCAGCAGGCTGCTCATGCCCATAAGAACAAAAAGGCGCTCCCTTGCGGAAGCGCCTTGAAAGAACCTTTGGGCTGACGCTTAGATCGTCGTGCCGTCGGGGTTGATGTTGCCGGGGCCAGCTTGGATGTTGTTGACCGTGTTGGCAGGCCCGGTCACCGAACCCCAATCCTTGATGAGTTCGTTGCGGTTCCAGCCTTGGTCGTAACCCCACGCTTGGCGTCCGGTTGCCACAATGTCGATCTGCGCGCCGCGCAGGTCGCTCTTGTTGCGGATGACCGCCGAGATGTTCACGGAGGTATTGCCTGACCCGAAGAAGGCAACGCGCTTGCTGATCAGCGTGTAGTGCCGGGTCAGCGTGCCACCGGGAGCCACGGCGAAACCACGGAAGTTCGTAGTGAACGGCGCTGCCGTGTACGTGGTGTCGATGGTGGCGTAGCCCGAGGGCGACGTGACGCCATCATACTGCGCCAGCCGAATGTAAGCGGTATTCGGCCCGACGTTCTCGAACACGAAGTCAATTGCGCCCAAACGGTCGTTGGCAGACTCCGCGTAACCTTGGAAGACGTTTGCGTCAACGCCAAACGGTACGGATGATACTTGATTCATATTTTTGTTTTGTTGGTCTGCCTATCACAAGATGGGCATATTTGTTTTAACCGAGGTAACAACATAAGCTTGACTCACTGTTGCTAAGAGCGTTGGCTACCAATGCGCTTAGATGTATCATGGCTTGAGCAAATGCGCCGTGACATCAAGCATTTCAGCGTCACTCAGATCAATGCCGTTGTTGCTGGGTGGAACGGTTTGGAGGTAACGGCGGCACATGCCTTCAAATGTCCAGTCTTTGATTTCGGCTCCCGGTTGGACGGGCGTCTCGTCGTAGCTGTAGATCGCGGTGGCCCGGTTGAAGCGTGGATGGCGAAAGAAACTTTCAGTTTCTTCGTGGCTGCTCAGGGTCACCTTGTAGCGGTGCTCGGAGACTTCATCAGCCACCTTGGCAAACTCCGCAAAGCTGACGGCGCGGTATTCCGGGTAACCGGTCAGCGGCACCCATTCCACTGTCATTTGGTTAGTGTCTACAATTCCCACGCGCTTTGACTGGTTAGCTTCGCCCCAGTCTTGCTGGAAGGGTGACCCAACGTAATGAATTTTAGGGGTGACAGACTGGGGAATGTGAATGTGACCCAGCATGACCAGATTGAACTTTTGGAGCACGGATTTGGGTACTCCGGTCAGCGCCGTGCTGTTGTTGAAGAAAGCCCCCTCCACTTGGAAGTGACCAAACAGCAGCTTGGGGCCGCGAAAGCGCGGAAGTTCCCGGAGCAGCCATTCCGCCACTTCCAGATAGCTTGCGGGGTAGGAGACAAAAAAGGCTGTCCAATCGCCCATGCCTTGAATGCGGCGGTCGTCGACCACTTTGAAGGTGTGGTCGAACAGTCGGCGATTGTTTACACTTATATCGCGCAGGTATTGCTCGTGGTTGCCGGTCAGCTTCCAGTGGTCACCCTTCGGTATTTTGGCCATGCCCGCGCCGAGCGCTTCCACGGTCGGCCACGGAATGCTGGAACGATCATCGGTGGTGTCACCAAGGTCAATGACCCCCGCGCAGCCATGTTCCCGGTAAATGCGGCTGAGGTCATCAAAAAAGCGCGCCACGCGATAGTGCTGGAGCATCACGTTGGGCTGGGTAAAGCACAGGGCGTCGCCATCCGTGGCTTGTAGATCGGCGTAGCAGAGCAATTTCATCGTCGAGTAAGAACAAACTTTCATTGAGTTTCAATCAGGATAGGTGTGTTTTAATGCTTACGGTCATTCAGTTCTACTCCAGTGTGGAACTTAGATTGATGAAGCTCTATTCGTTAACGGCTGGTAATCGCACAATCTGCGAAGTCGAGATTGATGCGCCTGCGTGGCTGCCGGTTCGTCCTCGGGTGCCCAAGGTGTGGTTGTCCTCGGTGATCGCCCGCGCTCTGGGTCATTACTTTTCGCCCCCGCCTGCGGATTTGGGCTGGGGCAGCGACAGGCAGGCCGTGTACTGGAACTGACACCGTAGTTAAAGTATGACCGAGGCTCAAGCTGCCCGTTTTCTTATCGAAGATTTGCCGAACGCGTTGGATGACGCCGGGGCCAGTGAAAAGGTGTCGGCAGTTTCCAACCGCCTAGCGCTGCAAATTTTCAGCGTGCCCTCGCTTCAGTCTTTTCTTGCGGATTACGGGGTGTTTCCCACCAAGCGCAAGGACGGCTCCGTGCGCATTCAGTTCGATTTTTTGAAGCTGCCGAAGGAGATCATCCCGGAGTTGGAAAAGCTGCTGTCCGTTGAGCAGTTTACGGATCATCGGTTGGTGAAGTACATCAAAAACGGTCAAGCCCGCACAGGACTGGAAATCGAAGTCACCCCGAAAGATTTGCCGGGTACGCCGTACGACTACGCGTTCTGATGTCCTCGGAAGTTGCCAAAAAAGCGGCAGGTACCTATATCCCGGATGCCGCTCCCATGCTGCCGTCGGTACTGGCGTGGATCACCAAGGAATGCCGCACGGGAAGACTGGCCGCGCCGGTGCAGGCATTTTGCGCGGCCCAGCCCGAAATACTTGAACAATCGCTCGTGATAGTGGAAAGCCTCACGAGCGATTGTATACAATGTCGGATTCCGTGCCGGTGCTTCGATCACGAGGCGGACGGCACCTTTGATACCGAAGTCCGCTTTGTGGTTAATCCGCAGACGGGCACCTGCACCCGCGCCTAGCTCGCTTTGCGCGCTAAGTCGAAGTTTTTCTGCCGGTCGGAAGCGACGGTATAACCCAGTCGCCCGGCCAGAAAATCACAAACGATCTTACGGGCGAGTTGATTACTGGTTTTGATTCCACACGCTGGATCGCGTTGGTGAACCGCCTTCAAATTATTGAGTTGGGCGTCCGTAACGCGGAAGCTGATTACGTGGTCGCGGCGGACTACTTGTTCGCGGCGGGTTCTTTTCGTTGTTTTTGTTTTTTTAAGCGTTTTTGCCATGCCGCTAAGAACTGGGTTTTTCTGTTCTGTATCTTTGTGGCTGCGGTAAATTTACGATTCCTTTGCTTTCAACAAGTTTGCGGTAGTTAAGAGTATGGCTGATTCAAGAACTTCAAGTTTGCTGCGGTACATGGGCCTGAGTGGCACCAGCGGCGCCCGCACCGGTTCATTAGTGCCTCGCGCCCAGACCCCCGATGCTGACCAGCGACTTTGGCAGGAGTTTCAAGATGCCGGACGGGTAGGCGATCCTGAGATTTGGACAAAGTTCAACACGGTGATGAAGCGTCCGACGACGTTTGACGCGATGCTTCAACTGTGGGACGAAATGAGCCAGTGGGATTTGATTGCGGCAGCACTGGTTGAAATCGTGGATGAGGCGACGCAGGTGGACGCCAACTCACCCGGTGCGATCTGGTACCAATGCAATGACTCGGAGTTCGAGGAAGAACTTAACGACATGCTTGTCCGGCTGGACGTGGAAACGCTGATCCAGTCGCAGGTTTGGTACGTGGCGGCGATGGGCAACCATTTTGAAAAGCTGGAGTACGCGTCCAATGAGGGCATCTTGGGCATGTCCTTTGTCCACCCGATGGAGATGCGCCGCTACTGGCTGGAGCGTAACCGTAAGTGTGTCGGCTTCCGCTGGATGAACCACAAGCCCAACAAGGAGGACGTGTTCGTGCAGCCCGACAACCGCACCCCGGTCGAGCGGGTTTCCATGGCCAGCGGGCAGAACATCGAAGAATTGTGGTACCCGTGGGATTTCATGCACTTTCGCCGCATGTTCCGTATGCGTATGAGTGAGCACGGGGAGCCAATTTTCGCGGAGGCCGACGGCATCTACAAGAAGCTCCGCTTGGCAGTCGACCAGATGGTGGTTTGTCGCGCTCAGGTACAACCCGACCGCTACGCCATCTCCATCGACGTGCAGGAGCAGCCGCCGATTGAGCAGATGAAAACGGTGCAGCGCTGGCGGCAGACACTGCGCAGTAAACTGGCTTTCGGGCAGGTGGGCAGTCCCAATGACTTGAACAGCGCGAGTGATTTTACCGCTTACTACAACGCGCTGGCGCTGGATACGATGATCTACATTGCCCAGCCCAAGGGCTTCAACAATGTCATCACCAAACTCCCCGGCACGGCTGAAGTTCCAGATGTATACGATATTGAACTGTTGACCGACCTTTTTTACTCGATCATCGGGATGCCCAAATCATGGTTCAGCGGCGGCTCCGGCGGTGGCGGCGGGGAAGCCCCCTCCGGGCGGGCGTTGCTGGCACAGGACATCCGATTTTTGCGCAAGATCAAATCCATCCGCAAGCCGCTGATCAACTGCTACCAGTGGTTGGGCTACTTCCACGCCGTCCTGAAAGGCAAGGACGTGGAGCAGTTGGACATCAAAGCTATGATGCCCCAAATTGGCAGCCTTGAAGAACAGTTGAAGCTGGAAATGCTGGGTATTCAGGCGGATGTGCTGATGAAGCTCGGGGACGTGATGGAGCAGTACTCGCTGCCCAAAGAGGCGTGGATCGACACCGTGTTCAAACGGTACATGCACCTGCCGGATGAAGTAGTCTCCGTGTTCATGACCGCGCTCCCCGCCGAGATTGAACAGGACAAACAAACCGAGAGCCAAAAGAAAGCGGCGCCGTCCACGCGCAAGCTTATCAACGAGATTCACGCCAAGATTCAAAACACGCCCGGTGCCAGCGACGCCATCAGGATGCTCAAAGAAGTTGTATACAAAGAAAAGCTACTGGATCGACCGGCCAGCAACAAGTGGACACGGGAGCGGGTCTTGGGTCGGAGTTCGGTGAAAGAAAACGACGTGGTGATTTCCAGCTTCGGCAAACATCCGTTTGAAATGAAGCGCCGGGGCGTGAATGAGAGCCGAACAGCGGAAGGCGCCATGACGGGCGTCATCCAGCGTAAACTTGACCTAAAGCTAACGGGCTGGGATGACGATGGGGCGCAGACGGTGACGGAGAGCAAGCCGCCCGAGGAAGGTGGCATCGGTTCGACCACACCTTATCGCAAGTGGATGGGCTAATGAACCTCACGATCACCGATTTTAACGGGGTTAACCTGATCGAGCAGCCGCCTGCGACTGTGCCCGTGCCAGCGGCCCCGGTGGTGGGCGGGTTGGCGAACGTGGAATGCGTGATCGTTTGCAGCGGCAGCCTGCCCTATCACTACCTGTCGGGCACGGTTAGCTGGGATGACGGCAGCCGCCCTGTTGTATACAACGGAACTACCGCAGGCACGCTGGTTATCGACACGTTTCGCAATCTTCAGCCCGGCAACTATGTGGTGCAGGTGGCCGCCCACGACTACAGCACTCCGGTTTGGGAAACGGTCAGTGTTAACTTTGCGTTTGTGGTGCGGGCGCTGGACGGGGCGCCGGTGCGCGCTCCGCTGATCTACGGCCCGATCTTACCCAAGGATGGCGGTTACCCGAACCCGGATCAGTGGAATTGGAACCGGGGCGAGGACATCGAGATTTTGGCGTCTTCGGTCAAGATGCTGCTGACGACGAACAAGAGTGAGCGGATCATGCAGCCGGAGTACGGGACAAATCTCAGCATGATCCTGTTTGAGTTTCAGGGCAACGGCATTGAAAGTATCGTGCAGCAGGAGATTGTCGATGCCCTCACCAAGTGGGAACCTCGCGTCAGTTTACAGTATCTTTCGGTGCAGCGGAACGACGCAAACTCGGTGTCGGTTTATGCCTCGTTTTTAAGCAAGCTCAACCAGCAAGACTTTCATGTGCCCATGGTATTCACGAAGTGAAAAAACCTGAACAAGCCACGTGTGATCGCCGAGCGTTCGTCTCCCGCTACATGCGGGAGGGCGGCCTGACCTACAGTCAGGCATGTCGGATGTACGAGATCATGTGTGGGGTTTTTGAGGAAGCGATCATCACCGGCAGCAAGGTTACGATTGGGCGCATCGGGGCCATCGTGCCTTACTGGCGGCCCCCAAGGGACATTCAGATGCACTTTCGTAAACGCGGGAAGAAGGTTGAAAAAGGCGTTCACCGCACGTTTTTCATGGATGGCCGCTACGATTTCAAATTTCGGCTGTACCGGAAATTCATGGAGACGCGCCAGCTAAAGTGGCTTCTCGACATGCCGACTGGTAGTTAGAGCTATGGCTATTAAACCTATTGATTTACCGGCAGCCGCCGGACTTGATTACAGCGGCGGCGATGTGCGCCACTTCTCACAGGGTGACGCAATGAACGTGCCCGGATTGAGCAATCCTACGCGCAATCTGGCGGAGCGGGACAACAATCTCGCGGAGAAAGTTAACGAGATCGTCAGCGTTGTAAACAATCAGGAGCAGTTCGTGCCGCTGCCTTTGGTGCGCACAAATGTACCGCCCGGCGACGAGATTATCGTGACCAATTATCGGATTCCCGCAGGCTTTGAGGCACGGGTGCTCAACGCTGTGTTGAGCACGACTCCGGCCAGCACCACGGCGGAACTCGACATCTACTACTCCAGTTCGTACGGCGGATCAACGGGCGCCGTGGTGGTGACGGTAACACCGGGCAGCGAGTTCAATGGCGACGTGAATTTTTATCAGACAGGTGAATTTATCCTTTCGCTGAAGAATACGGGCGCTTCCACGCTGGAGTTGGCCGCGAGCGTCATGTTGACGATGCGGCCATTGGGGGCCGAAGGCACGCTCTTGGTCGGCAGCATCATTGAAGGCCAGCAGGGCAGACCGGGCCAGCGGGGTGCGCCGGGGCCGCAAGGTAATCCCGGTACAGGCGGCGCCGGATCGCCCGGCATGGTTTGGCAAGGCGCGTGGGTTAACGGTGTTTCGTACGCCCCCAACGATGTTGTCAGCTACGCCTACAGCGGCACCTACGGTTCGTGGATTTGCCGCATTGCCAACGTGGCTAGCGCGGGCGCCAACGACCCGGCGACCAGTAACACCGTATGGAACTACGTGGCGTTCGGCGTGGCGGTGCCGGGTACCGGTGTTGCCGGGCCGGTGGGTGGCTCTGTCCAGTTTTCGACGCTGGTGCCAACTGGTTACATCGTTACCGCGTCCAATTACGGCACGCGTCCCTACAACGCGGAGTACACTGCCGGAGTCGTATCGCAGCCGAATCGCGCCTATCCAATTTCGGCGCAGGAAAAGGGCATCTACAACTCAACGGGCACCGTGGGTGTGGCGCTCCTGACGGCAGCCTATCGCACTTGTTTTAGTGGCAGCATGTCGATCATTCTGCCCCAGATTAACACCGGGGGCGTGGTCAACTACAGCACGACGGACATCTCCTTGATTGCCGTGGCGGCGGGGACGATGGTATCCTACGGCACCGGAACCAATTCATCGTTGGGGGTTATCAACAGCGGCGGAACTTACGTGAAGTCGTTCGTGCAAGAAACTCACCCCAACGGGTGGGGCATAACAGTCATTGGCCCGGATGCGCTGCCAATGTCGTTTGTGATTCACGGCGTCACAACTGTTCCGTAATAAATTCTTGGTAGCTGGGAATAGCGCAGTCCGGCCAGAATTCGGTCACGGCGTGCGCCAGTTTATCCGCCATTGCGCTGATGGCTTCCTCTAGCCTGCCCTCGTCCGTCAGGCGCACAAGTTCCAGATCGA